GAACCAGATGAACTTCGCGACTGGGCAAGGCTATCCCTAGAGGTACGTTGTATCCTCTCATGCCTATATTGGCTACTTTTATTCTGTCTTGACTGCGGGGGGGCCCCAGTCCCCTCCCTTGTCGCCTGAGCGCAAAGCTAACTGCTAATGCGCTTGTCTAAGCTAGAGTGTGAGCGTCCTATTTCGTTGCTTTTATGCGGGGCTTCAAGACTCGGGAAGACTGAGTGGGCAAGATCTCTTGGCCCGCACATGTACTTCTGCGGGCAGTTCAATCTCGACGACTGGGACTCGTCGGCTAAGTACGTCGTCCTCGACGACTTCAACATTAAGTTCTTCCCGCAATGGAAGAGTTTCTTTGGGAGTCAAAAGCGATTCGTTCTCACCGACAAGTATCGCAAGAAGCGAACTGTCGACTGGGGCAAGCCATGTATCTGGCTTTGCAACAGAGACGGTGACCCTCGAGGAGCTCTTTCCGGAGCTGAATTGGAATGGCTTAGAGCTAATGCTGTGATAGTCGATATTTATTCTCCACTATTTACTCACTAAAAGGTCTCGTTACCGAGGGCCCCAACTCAGCCTTACGGCTTCGCGGGGGGCCTCGGCGGGGTATTTAAATTTCCTTCCATAGTAAGTTGCCACGGTGTAGGACAGTGACTGCTGAGGTAGCTGAAATGGGGTCTTGAGTCCAAGTGCGAATGGCGTAGTAATACTGGTCTGCGTGTCCACGCTTCCCGCTTGGTCCAAAGAATCTTGGAACGCCATCGATAGTCTCTTGAGTTTCTTGAATTTGAACCTGTTTGTTGAATTTCATCGTAATGGTTGTATCGATAAACGGATCAGTTGTCGCAACGCCGAATCCATGCATCTTGTAGTTCCATATCTTGAGGATTGAGATGTTGTCGTTATTCCACTTCGTAACCGGGCTAAGGCCTGAAAATTGGCCTGGCGAAGCGGTGACATCGAAGAGTGGAATATTGCCGTTTGGGGCGACCTGCGTCGGTACAGTAGTTGTCGTCGTTGTCGCCCCCATTGTTTGTCCTTCGTCGTTAACATCCGTTCCGGCTACCGTTGTGTCCATCTGGAAATCCGACTTGAAGAATATAATTTGCACGTGAACATCGCCCGCAACAAGGCCACGCATGTTGAGGCGCAGCATGTACTTCCATAAATGGACTTTGCTACCGTGAATTTGTCCCGATCCAGTTCCTTGTGTAAACGCTGCTTGCCAAGGAGCGAATACGCGAACGTTCATTGCCGTTGTTCCATTGCCAGGAGCCAATGAGAAGCTTGTTTCTGTGTAGTGTTTCTTGAATGTTTCGAGAGTGCGCAGCATGACTGCTTTGACACGGCGCTTGAAAGTGCCCTTTCTCTTGCGTTTCATTCCGCGAGTTCGACGGTTGAAGCGTCGCTTGGGGCGTACGAATCGTCGTCGTCGTCTTGCAAAGCGCGCCATATTTCCTCCGTGAGTTTGAACAGTGAGTCTACTTTGTTTGTTAGGTCTTGGAGACGATGGAGGAGTGAGCCAAGGGTTTTTTCGTTTATGGCCTCGTTCGGCATAAGCCACAATTCCGAATGTCGCAGTAGCGCCTAATCCGGCGGTTATTAATTCTGGTATAAGAAGTTCCATCGAAAAACATTTCGATTTTGGCACGGCTATATATAGGTGTGCCGAGTGCCGAGTGCCGCTGGGTAATATTATGTCCAGCGGCACACGCAATTTCTCGTTCGATGGACGCGATGTTTTTCTCACCTATCCGCAATGCGGGACCCTATCCCGTGAACGGCTACGGGATTTCCTCACGGTCGAGCTTGGTGTGCGACGATTTCTCGTTGCACGTGAGTTGCACGACGACGGGCAACCTCACCTTCACGCTTACGCGGGTTGGGACGCCAGGAAGCGCCTTACTGACGCAAGAGCATTCGATGTGGACGGACACCATCCTAACATTCAGAAGCCGAGAAGCGCCAAAGCCGTGGCAGAATATTGCCAGAAATACGACTCTGAGGCGCTTTGTAATTTCGCAGTTGCAGAGCTTGAGTCCGGTCGTGGAAACACCGGATGGCGAGACCTTCTACGAGACTGCCCAGATGCATCCACTTTTCTGGCACGAGTTGAAGAGCACTATCCAAGAGATTTGTGCCTATCTCTGGGACGACTTCTTGAATTTTGCGAGTGGCGGTTCGGAAATAACCGACCCGAGTATTCTGGACGAAACCGCGGAGAGTTTCTGGAACCAGATGAACTTCGCGACTGGGCAAGGCTATCCCTAGAGGTACGTTGTATCCTCTCATGCCTATATTGGCTACTTTTATTCTGTCTTGACTGCGGGGGGGCCCCAGTCCCCTCCCTTG